CGTCCTGCATTATCAGATCGTGAAGGATTTATGATTGCGATTGGTACTCCGCAAGGACACAATAGTTTTTTTGATTTGTATAATCATGGACTCCATAACGATAAATGGTATGCCACAAAATTTAAAGCTTCTGAGACGAAAGTCGTTAAAGAAGAAGAATTAGCTGAAGCTAAGTCAATGATGCCTCCTGAGATATACGAGGCAGAATATGAATGTAGTTTTGAAAGTTCTGCAATAGGATCTATCTATTCGCAGGGATTAAATAAAGCAGATGACGATAAAAGAGTTACTTCTGTACCTTATGATCCAACATTAAAGGTATCAACCTTTTGGGATCTAGGAATGGCAGATAAAACCGCTATATGGTTTTGTCAGCAAAAAGGAACTGCTATTCACCTTATAGACTATTTTGAAGATAGTGGTGAGTCGCTAGAATATTACGCAAAGGTTCTTGATGATAAGGGATATGTGTACGACACACACTACTTACCGCATGATGCTAATGTCCGAGAGATCGGAACTGGTAAATCAAGAGTAGAAATTGCACAAAGTTTAGGTCTATCAACTAGCATAGTACCTAAGATGAGTGTCGAAGATGGAATTAATGCAGTTAGAATGACTTTATCACGATGTTATTTTGACTTTGAGAACACTAAAGAAGGTCTAGATGCCCTAAGACAGTACAAATGGGCAGTAGATGATAAAGGAATTACAAAAAATAGACCACAACACGATTGGACTTCGCATAGTGCAGACGCATTTCGATACCTTTGCACAGGATTACAAGAAACAAAAGACTGGTCAACAGAAATTAAGTACCCAAAATTAGGAATAGTATAAATGAAATTAACAAAAGACAGACTTAAATCTTTAATAGGGCAAGAAATTACAAACTCTCTTGGTTTTTATGGTGGAGAACTTTCTAGCCAACGAAAAAATGCCCTAAAATTTTACTTAGGAGAGCCTCTAGGTAATGAAGTAGAAGGTCAAAGCCAAGTTAGGTCACAAGATGTATTAGAAGTAGTAGAAAGCATACTACCTTCTATGATGAGAGTGTTTACACAAGGCGAAAGTATAGTCAGATTTGAACCTCAAGGACCTGAAGATGTAGAATACGCAGATCAAGCTAGTGATTATATCAATCATGTTTTTATGAAAGATAACAATGGCTATTCTATCTTACACACCTTGTTTAAAGATGCGTTAATTAGTAAAAATGGTTTTGTAAAATACTATTGGAAAACTTCTAAAGAGCAAAAACAAGAATCTTACGAAAATTTAACTGGAGCAGAATACCAAGCATTAATAGCTGATCCTGAAGTAGAGATAATTGAAGTTGAAGATACCGCTACTGAACTTGATTACGACAACATGGATCAAATGGAAGAAACTTTCAATGTAAAAGTTAAAAGAGTTAAAGATTACGGAAAAATTTGTGTAGAGAATGTTCCACCTGAGTCTATGCTCATTAGTAAAACTGCCACCAGTATAGAAGATTCTAATTTTATTGGACAACGAGTTTTTAAAACACGATCAGAACTTATTGATATGGGTTTTGATAAAAAATTAGTTAATGAATTAGGTCCTGCTGATGAAGATATTTATAATACAGAAGCAGTTACAAGAAGATCATTTGATGACCAAACAACACCACAAGATTTTCAAAACATTGATCCTTTATTAACAGTTGTAGCAGTAACAGACTGTTATATGAAATGTGATTTTGATAATGATGGTATTGCAGAACTTAGACACATAGTCGTAGGGGGTTCTAGTCAAAATGTTTACAACATATTAGAGAACGAACCGATTGAAGAAATCCCTTTTGCTATGGTTACAGCAATTCCAATGCCACACAGGTTTTTTGGTCTATCAATTTATGATTTAATTGGTGATGTGCAAGAGATTAAAACAACACTTCTTCGACAGACACTTAATAATGCTTATTTACAAAACAACGCAAGAACAGTTGTAGTAGATGGTCAAGCAAACATTGATGATATTTTAAATTCAAGAGCAGGTGGTATTGTTAGAGTTAAATCACCTAATGCAGTAACGCCTCTCCAAGCACCAAACTTTATGCAAGAAGGTCTTGCTATGATTGGTAAAGTTGACGAAATAAGAGAAGCTAGATCAGGTGTATCTAAAGTACAAATGGGATTAGATTCAGAAGCTATTAATAAATCTCATACAACAGCTACAAGTGCAAATGTAATGATGAACGCTTCAACACAAAGAATAGAATTATATGCTCGTAACTTTAGTGAAGGTATTAAAAGAATGTTTCAAGGTATCTTAACTCAAGTATGTAAGTATCAAGATCAAGAACGTATTATCCAACTAAGAGGAAAATTTGTTCCTATGAATCCTAGAGAATGGGTACACAGATATAATGCAACAGTTCAAATAGGATTAGGTAGTGGATCTATGGATCAAAAACTAGAAGTCTTAGGTAGAGTTCTTGCAGTACAAGAAAAACTTATTGGTGCTGGTGGTATGGGCATTGTTGATCCTCAAAAAATTTATAACACCTTAGAGAAGTATTTAGAGAATGCAGGTTACAAAGATGCAAGTCAGTTCTTTAACAATCCTGCAAATATGCAACAACCACAACAACAAAAACCTGAAAAGCCTGATCCTGCTATACAGTTAGCACAGGCAGATCTGCAAAGACAACAAATGAAAGATCAAGCAGAGATACAATTAAAACAAAAGAAACTACAATTAGACGAACAAAAACTAGCATCGCAACTTTTAAAAGATGATGATGCTTCAGAAATACAAAAAGAAAAACTAGCAACACAAATATTACAACAAGGAATGAAAAGATAATGGTAACTCCGAATATGCCTTCTAACTCACAGGCAATAATAGATAAATTTTTAACAGGTGATTTTCAAACAACAGACTCTACAAATCCTTACATTGTTCCTGTAGATCCTTATGTTCCACCTGCGGCTGATCCTAATAATCCTGATAATACTATTCCTGATTGTAGTAAATTATTTCCTAATGAAAACAGAGTATATGATCCTGTCCAAAAAGCTTGTGTCTTAGTAGAAGAAATACGAGATCCACAAGAAGGAGATAACGATACTCTTGGTGAAGATCCCAATCAAGCATTATTAAGAAAAATGCGTAACGATCCTACAACAGGATATGGTGCATCAAATATTTTAGATGACTATATTATTCAAGGAATGGGTGATGGTACATTTTTAAAATTTGATCCCAGTGTTGGAAAGCCTCCTCCTATTTTTGGTTTAGGTTTATTCGATTTTTTAACAGGGGGTAATCAAAGACGAGAAAATAAATACAACGATGCAATAAAATTTATGCAAGATAACGCTTATGGTCAATCCGTAGGTAATGATTTGTTTAACGTTTTTACACCTCAACAATATTATAGAAATGTATCAGGTAATTTATTAGATCCTAATGCTCAAAGAACACCACAAGGACAAAATATAACTGTGGGAGAAGCTGTTGAAGCGGCTGTTAATAATGATTATTCAGAAGTTTCAAGTGGAGGCGCTCCAATAGCAGAAGATTTATCAGGTGGTTTGTTATACACCTCTCCTTTAACTTCAGTAGATTCTAGTGGCAATAGGACAAGAAACGATGATGCTTACAAAGCAGCAATAGCTAGAAACATAGAACGAAACAAAAAGAATTTAGGCACTAGCGGTTTTTCTATGAATGTAGGCGGTACTGGTAGAGCAGGATTTACTCGTGGAAGATAAAGAAATTAAAAGAAGCGACCAAGCTAAAAGAATATTACAAGATGAAATATTTATAGAAGCAGTACAAAAGATTCGATCCGACCTAAATAATGAATGGTTAAATAGTGATCTAAAAAATTCAGAACAGAGAGAAAACATTTTTGTCATGAGAAGAATGTTGGAACTCGTTGTGATGCAACTACAGTCTGTTATGGAAACAGGCAAAATCATAAAAAAATAGGAGTAATAAATGGCAGAACAACCAGTAATGGACTCTGCAACAGAGACTCAAACCGAGTCTGTTGCACCAATGCCCAAGTCTCGAAATGTAAGAGAGACAGCAGAACACTTGAACAACTTACTTAATACAGAAGCCTCTAAGACTCAAGAAACTGCAAGTGAAGAATTAACAGAAGAAGTAAGCACCCCTGAAACGGATATTGACGAAACTTTTGAAGATGATGAACTAATAGATCAAGTTGAAGTAGAAGAAACAACTGATAGTAATGAGGAACTTTATAAGCTAACTGTTAATGGACAGGAAGTAGAAGTCACCCTTGATGAACTTAGAAAAGGTTATTCTCGTCAACAAGATTACACTCAGAAAACTGAAAAACTATCGCAAGATAGAAGAAATGTAGATCAATTAAAAAATGATTTTACTAAGCAATCTGAGGAGGCAAAAATCAAACGAGACCAATACGAAAAACAACTTCAAGTATTGTCAGAACAAATAAAAGCTAGTGAAGCAAAAGTTGACTTAGATAAACTTTATGAAGAAGATCCTGCTGAATATGTGAAAGCAAAAGCAGAACAGGATAGACGCAAAGAGGCACTTGAGTTAGCTAATAAAGAGCAAGAAAAAATCCAAGCTGAAAAACAAGAGGAGTATAATAAAACTTATGCTACTTATTTAGAACAGCAAAGAGAAGTTCTTTCTAAAAAACTACCTATTTATGCTGATAAAGAAAAAGGTCCTGAGTTTGTTAAAAATTTAACTAACTTCGCAAAGGACTCTTTAGGTTATTCCGATCAGGAAATAGCACAGCTTGTAGATCACAGAGCGGTTCTTATGTTAGCTAATGCTTATCGTTACGATAAGTTAAAAAAAGCTAATCTTAAAAATAAAAAAGTAACCAAAGTATCTAAGGTAGTAAGTTCTTCTAGCCCTAAAGTTCAAGATGATAGTGATGTTGTGAAACGTATGAACTCAAAAAAAGCAACTCTCAAGAAAACTGGAAAAGTTGCAGATGCAGTTTCCATTCTTGAGCAGATGTATTCTCAATAACACAACATAGAAAGGACTAAGTAATGGCACAACCAACCAATACTTTTGATACCTATGATGGTGTAAACTCAATAAGAGAAGATTTAGCTGATGTAATTTTTAATATTTCACCAACTGAAACTCCATTTATGAGCAACGCATCAAAAGGTACAGCAACAAACACACTACATGAGTGGCAAACAGATAGTTTAGCTGATGTAGCAGTAAACGCACAAGTAGAAGGTGATGATTATGCAGGAGAGGCTCGTGGAGCAACTGCAAGACTCACTAACTATACCCAAATCTCATCAAAGTCTGTAACAATTTCAGGTACAGATGATGCTGTAGATAACGCAGGTATGGGAACTCAAATGGCTTATCAATTAGCCAAGATGGGTAAAGAGATCAAGCGTGATATGGAAAATGCTATGATCGGCATTGAACAAGCTAAAGTTGCAGGTAATGCTTCAACAGCTAGAAAGTCTGCTTCAGTAGGCACATGGTATGGACCAGCATCAGGAATTAATAACTATTCCAAAGGTGGTTCACCTTCAGCAGTTCCAGTAGGAACAGGTGCAACAGCAATCGCTGGTGGTACTAACAGAACTTATGCAGAAGCATTATTAACAGCAGGACTTTTACAGTCTTTCACTTTAGGTGGAGAACCTGATACTGT